GGCGGCGGGGCATCAAACGCATGGTATCTGATGGATTTGAGCAAACCCGTCAAACCCATTATTCTACAAATACGCAAACAGCCGGAATTTGTGTCGATGGACAAACCAGACGACGAAAACGCTTTCATGCGTAAGAAATATCGCTACGGCGTAGACGACAGAAAGAATGTCGGTTATGGCCTCTGGCAGCTTGCATATGGTTCTAAGCAGACTCTGAATAGCACGTACTATGCATCTGCCCGTGCCGCTATGATGGGATTTACCAAAGAGGATAATGTAACACCTCTAAATATCAGACCGACGCATCTTGTTGTAGGACCGTCGAATGAGGCGGCAGGGAAACAGCTCGTTGAGGCGCAGTTTGATTCATCAGGCGCAAGTAACATCTGGTATAACTCGGCAAAACTTGTGGTTGTACCCTATCTGACATAGCATATCAGTTGAGCATGGTGGGCAGGTTAACTTAGCCTGCCCACTTTAAAAGGAGGTAGAATGAAACTACTGGTTAAATCTAAACCCGAATTATTTTACCGAGCGAAGATGCAATTTACCAGACAACCCGTGACTGTTGACGTAGACGCTGATACCGCAACGGTGCTGATGAATGAAAACATGCTTGTTGTTGATGTCATTAAAGAACCTGAACCGCAGAATGATGTTATTGTGGAGCCACAAAAAGATATTGAAGTAAAAACCATGCCGGTAACTCCCAATCCCCCTGCTGCTGCAAAGATAAAAATACAAACAAATACTGGTAAGAAGGTAAAGAAAAAATGAGCGACGAAACAGTGTTTCGGATTTCAATGGCGACAGCAACAAGCGTAGGTGTTGCGGTATTATCACTTATTATCACTGTGTTGTTATTCTGGGTGGGGGGATTGTCCACAAAAGTATCTACACACGCCGAAGATATCGCCAGCCTGAAACAATGTATTATCAGTATAAATAGCTCCACAAACCGCATCGAGACTGATGTAAGAGAGATACGAAGTAAAATAGAAGGCATCAGCGAAAAGCAATGGGATCATTTCAAAATCAGCAGAGACAATAATACGAGACTCAAGGGGGGCATTAGCAATGAATAGTAATTACGAGCGGGCTTTTAATATGCTCTGTCAGTATGAGGGATTCACGTCCGATTTGAAGGGTGACGCCGGCGGGTATACCATATGGGGTATTACCGAAAGATGGTACCCAAAGGACGTTGAGGCTATGATGGTTATGACCCCGCAAAGCTCGAAAGAATATGCAAAAGCATTCTATAAACGGGAATTCTGGGATAAAGCGGGATGTGATAACCTGCCGTTGCCCATTGATATTATCACATTTGACACGGCGGTGAATTGTGGCCTGCACGCTGCAAAAAAAATGCTTGTCGAATCAAAAAATGACTGGAAGGACTATATCTACCGTCGGTTATTTTATTACTCCATACTGGTTAAAGAAAAACCTGACCAGCTAAAATTTTTAAGAGGCTGGCTTAATAGATGTCTATCGTTGTGGATGCAGTTTAAAGATATATCTACCGTGCAGGCAGGAGGTTAAGTATGTTTGAATGGATCAATGCAAACTGGCAGGGCATAGCGCTTGTGTTTTTTATTCTTTATTCTGTGGCCTCTGAGGCAATCGGCATCAGCAACCTCAAAGAAAACGCCGTTATACAGGTTATTATCAGGATACTCGGCAGACTTTGCGGGAGGGTTTAAATGGATATTATAGGGACTGCATTATCTGGCGGCATTAAACCCATATTTGAGGGGATTGGCAGCCTTGCAAAAGATATTCGCCAGGCGATAACCGGCGAAATATCCCCTGAAAAAAAGGCAGAGATTGAACAGCGCGCTATGGAAATAGAATATGCAGCAACTAAGGCACAGACAGATATTAATCTTGAAGAGGCAAAAAACCCGAATTTGTTTGTGTCGGGATGGAGGCCGTTTGTTGGTTGGATATGCGGGCTTTCTCTCGGATGGCAGTTTATCGGCAACCCAATATTTGAGTGGGTTGTAAAACTTGCTGGGAAGAATATTGCCGCCCCTAACATTGATACCGGAAGCCTGATAACAGTACTTTTTGCCATGCTTGGACTGGGTGGATTAAGAACCTATGAAAAGGTAAAAAATGCACAGGAGAACCACTAATGGCATACTCCACACAAACAGACATAGAAAAGATGTTACCCGCCAGTGACGTAGTTGATTTGACTGATGATGAGGGAACAGGTGCGCAGGTCGCAGCGAGGGTATCCGAGGCAATAACTCAGGCGGACGCTGAGATTGACAGTTATTGCGGGGGAAGATACTCCGTGCCCTTCGTCGCTGTCCCCGATATTATCAAAAAATGTTCCGTTGATATCGCCATATACAACCTGTATTCCAGAAGGATTGAAGCTATCCCCGCAACCCGCTCAGAGCGGTACAAAAATGCCATCAGACAACTGGAAGGTATAGCAAAAGGCACAATATCCATAGGTGAAACTCCTGAGCCCACAGCGTCAACAGGGGCATCATACGCCGAATGCAACAAGACGGAAAGTGACAGGATATTTACTATGGCAAAGATGAGAGGCTTTTAATGGCAACCATAGCGGATATCGAAGACGACATCATAGCCACAATAGCAGCGTTGAAAGACGAAGACGAAAACAAAATCTTCCGTCTCGTTGAATCTCTGGGCAGGAAAAAGCCGCCTGTTACGCTGAATTATCCTGCCTGTTTTGTCTATTTTGCGGGTGATACAAATACAGGCAGCAAGCCAAGACCGGTTTACTGGACAGAATATGAATGCTTGGTGTCCGTTAAAAATCTATCATCAGAGAAAACAGCGGCAAACAGCATATATTCACTGATTGATACCGTAAGGGACGCTATAGAAGGCAGTCAGCTTAAAAATAACGACATTGAACCATTCGTATGTATGTCCAGGGAATTAGTAGACTATGCAGACGGCGTAATAAGCTATGTGGTGAAATTCAGAACCCGGCACTATCTCGACGTGCCGACATAAATAAGGAGGATAGACAGATGGACAGGCAACCAGGTTCATATAAGGTAGCAAAAGGCAATTTACAAAAAGAGAATCTAAACGATGAGGCTATGGCTGAACGGCTCGGAAAAAAATGCACAAAACAGGAAGATCCAGAAACATTGGGGACGCCCGTAACAGGCATGGACAGACAGCCTGGCACATATCGTTATGATATTAATAAACAAGATTTTGTGCCAAACACTACAGAAAAGGAGGAATAAATAATGAGCCTTGAAGAAAAACAATTAATTCTGGCTAAGGTAGAGACAGCATATGGAAGTGACCCAACACCTACTGTGTCTGCAAACGCTCTTCTTGTTGGAAAAGTCAACATCGAAATCGTTGATGCAAGCAGGGAAAGAAAAGTTATGCTGCCATATTTTGGCTCGCTTCAGAAAGTGCCTCTCAGTGAAGGTGTAAAAATATCATTCCCTGTAGAAGTCAGAGGCTCTGGCACGGCAACAACACCGCCGAGAATAGCTGCGTTGCTTCGTGCAGCCAACCTCACAGAATCAATCGGTGGCTCATACGTTGATTATGACCCCAACAGCTCAACAGATGGTGAATCCTGCACAATATATTTCTACCAGGACGGCATACTCTGGAAGGTGCTCGGATGCATGGCGGAAAGCATCAAGCTATCCGCAAAAGCGAATGAAATTGCAACCCTTGAATTTTCATTATTGGGACTATGGGGAGGAAAGGCAAGCATAACAGATGTGTCGTTCCCATCCCCGACATATGAGGCCACAAGCGTTAAACCGCCGATATTCAACAGTGCGACATTCACGGTGCATTCATATGCAGGGATAATAAGCAATTTTGAGGTAACAATCAAAAATAAAATTGCAAAAAGATTATCTGCAAACTCGACCAACGGCATACTGCGCTATAGCATTGTAGGGCGTGACGTTGAGGGAAGCGTAGACCCTGAACTTGTTGCGCTTTCAAGTTTCAACCCCTTTGACCTCTGGGAGGATGGAGATGCAGGGACAATAACAGCAACCATCGGGTCATCCGCCGGCAATCAGTATGTAATCACATTAAGCAACACGGTGATCGCTCCTCCAAAATTAGGCGGCAGGGAGGGTATGGCAACATATGCCCTTTCATTTACGGCACACCCGACACTGTCAGCCGGAAACGGAGAGATAAAGATAAGACATAGCTAAACATTTTACATTTAACCAAAAAAAGGAGGTTTTATGAGGGATTTAGACGCATCGGCAGTAAACAAAATAGTAATAAACGATGCCAGATCGGGGACAGAAATAGAGCTGTATTACAGAAATCCCACAACGCAGGAAGAAGTGGAATATCAGACTAAATTGTATAAAAGAAAAAGCAACAAGTTGATTATGAATCCGAAGATTAAACTTGATTTGGGGCTTGCCATATTAACAGGATTTCGAGAAGGCGATTTTGGTGTCAAGGGAAAGCCTATCTCATCGGATCCTGAAAGCCCGAATTATTATGAAGATTGGAAGGGTCTTCTTGCAAGAACAGCATCAGATATTATATCCACTTTTGCAACTGTTGTTTTTGAGGGCGCTCGTGTGGCGTCAGATACAGACGTGGAGATTGAGACAGTAGTTGAGGAGGATATCCCCCCTTTGGTGAGGAGCTAAGGAGGCTCTCAGCAAGATGCACACCAGAGAAAAAGAAAAAGTGTGTGGAATCCTCCGGGGAGCTTCTTGCCATAAAGTGTGCGGAGTGCGATGGTGCCAAACCGTATGAACCGAGTGAATGGTTTACTCACGTATGGTTTTTGTGGAGACTTAAAAAGGCAGGGTATCCGTTTGCTGCAAACGATTTATCGCTTCAGGAATGGCTTGATATAGGTATTCTGGAGGATGAAATGGAGAAAATCGCTATATCTTACGAAAGATTATTACGGAGATGATTATGCACAGGATACCGAAAAACCATTCAGATGCTATAATAAGCCCTAATCCTCCGATCATAAAAGCAAACACAATCAAGCCTGATATTAAGGCGGTTATCATAATAAGGAGTATAGCACAGATATGAATGCTGTCAATTTAGTAATAACAGCGGATGGGCAGGGTGCGATACAGGTTTTGCAGAAGACGGAAAACGCAATGAAAACCCTCAAATCATCCGCCGAACAACTGACATCTGCGCTGCCCTCACTTAACGGCACATTCAGGAGCCTTATTGGAAGCCTTTCAACACTTTATGCCTCATTCAAGGCATTTGAAACATTAAAGGAATCAGCAACGCTTGCCGCCCGTGTTGAAACCCTGGGGATTGTAATGCAGACTGTGGGAAAAAATGCCGGGTATAGTAAGGCCGAAGTTGAGGCATACTCTGAAGGCGTGCGAAAGATGGGCATAACCACTCAGGAGTCAGAACAATCGATTATCCGCATGATGCAGGCACACCTTGATCTGACAAAATCTCAAGAGCTGGCCCGTGTCGCCCAGGATGCGGCGGTAATCGGCA